CTATCTTTCATAACGAAAATATATCTATCAGTATGTTCTTTAAAAACATCTGCTATTACTTCAAACTTATCATAGCTAAAAGGTTTCATTTTCTTACACAATACCATTTTTATCACCTCTTTTAATCATTTATTTTTATATCCAACCTTTCTCTTTCATTTTACGGATCATTTCTTTATATTCTTTTTCAAGTACTATCATAGCAAATTGCCCAAATATCCATCTTGGGTTTTCATTATTAAAATTTATATAGTAATAGCAAAACCTAAAACATTCCCCTTCCCTTTCCAATTTAATCCTTTGAACTAAATTGCAATAAGTTTTGCCTTTTGTATTTTCATCTATAACTTGGCTATCTACCCTAATTTCATCAATAATTTTCCCTTTAAGAACTTCTGCATCAGGATATACAAATTTAACATTTTCTCTTAATTTTAACGGTTTTATATCTTTATATTTATTCATCCTTTTTTTCTTCTTTAGCCATTTTTCTCTTTTCTAATCTTTCTTGAGCTATTGCAGGAGCTATATATAAAATATAAAATATTTGTTCGGTTAGTTTTAGTATATCTTGCGCATCTTCTCCAGTTACTTTGTTTGGATTTAAATGAGCCCCATCATTTCCAATCCATCTAACTGTATGAGCAATATCTTTTATATCTTTAGAAATTATTCCCATTTCAAATAATTCTTTATCCTTTTATTTATAACCTAATTTTTCCTTTATAAAATTAGTTATATGAATTGGAGATTTTAATTGAAATTTATAATTTAATTCATAAAGTAAATTTCCTATCAACATCTCATCACGAGATTCATATCTCCTACCTCTTAAATCAATCCAATTTTTCTCTGGGTCACCTAATATCTGAGGAAAAATCTCTCTTTTATCATCAAATAAAAATTTTTCACCTTTCCTCAATCCTTTCATCTTTATTAAACGATAAATTATGAATCTTAACCATCTATAAACATTACTCTTTATTTGTTCCCTAAATGTTGGTAATAATATAAACACCAAGAAAAGTAAGCATAGTCAATAGTCTTCCACCTTTTCTCTTTTTCTTCTACCAACGCCAACGCGTATGGCATTAGTAGATGAAAAAAGAAAAGACTGAATTATGACCCCAACTATCCCTATGTTCTTTCTATTTAAGAATCCTACTCATTCTTATACACCGGGCGGATCTTATGAGGTCGGGAAGGATGTATCCGAGGAAACGGCTGCATCCTGGCTTAAATATGGCGTAGCCGTAGAGGACATGAGTTCGGAGGGTCCAGAGGAAACGAAATGAGACTGAAACTGAAAACCGCTCCGGCCAAAGAACCGATCACGTTAGAAGAAGCAAGGCTTCATCTGAAAGTCGATTCGGCGGATGATAATACCTTGATTTCCGATTTAATCACAACGGCCCGAATGCTTATCGAGAAAGAGACGAAACGGGCGTTCATAACCCAGGTCTGGCAGATGTTCCTTGATACTGCGCCTCATGTGATTGAGATCCCAAAGCCTCCGCTTCAATCAGTAGAATCAATAACGGTAATTGACACCGATGGGAGTGAGAGTCTCATAGACGATGACGATTATATGGTTGACACCTCTGAGAACTCCCCGGGTCGTATTATGCCTAAAATCGGCTATATTTGGCCGTATCACAGGGGATTTGCTTCATTTATCATAGAGTTTAAAGTTGGCTATGGAGACAATGCAACAAATGTTCCAAAAGATATAAGAGATGAAATTTTACGGCTTGTTGCTCATCTGTACCAAAACCGAGAGGACGGAGGAATTCCCGACTCGATTAAAAAGGCACTTTTCCCTTATAAGATATTGAGTTTTTAATGGAAATCAGATCACGCTATCAAATTATGAAGATCGGGGATCTCCGCCATAGAATCACATTCCAGAAGCCTATCGAAACAGAAGATGAATATCTCAGTAAAACTACCATATGGCAGGATGTTGTCACAGTATGGGCGAGCGTCGAACCGTTGACCGGAAGAGAATACTTTTACGCCCATCAGATCAAGAATGAAGTCAGTCATCGGGTAAGGATCAGATACAGATCAGATCTGAATGAGAAAATGAGGATCAAGCATCTTGAGAGATATTTCAAGATCGAGTCGATGATCGATATGAGAGAGAGGCATGAGTTCTTAGAAATCCTGTGTGTGGAGGAAAAATGAAGGTCACGATGACGCTTATTGGTGCCAGGGAATTACAAAGACATTTACAAAAGATGAGCGATGACATTGCGATGAAAACCAAGCGGGAAACTTATGCCGCCGGTCTGGAAGTACAGAAAATAGCAAGGCTGAGACTAAGGGGTAAAGAAGGGGGTACGAAAGCATGGAAGACAGGCTTTCTTGCGAATTCGATAATTGTTGAAAAGCTTGATAAAGGAATGATGGCTGAAATTGGCCCGACTGCCCCTTATGGTCCTTATGTAGAATATGGAACACGCAAAATGTCAGCCAGGCCATTCCTTCATCCTGCATGGTTGGCGGTAGATGAGAAATTTTTACATAAAATTAAGAAGATTTTACAGAAATGAAATCATCAACACTAGTTCTACACAAAGTCCAAATAGCCCGAATAAAAGCGAATGCTGATTATCAGCTATATGACGCTCATCCTGAAAATGCGGTGTTTCCTTATGTAACAATGGGTGAAATAACCGCCAGGGATTGGTCTGATAAATTTGAGGACGGCATGGAGGTTTACTCGACGATTCATATTTGGTCGCAGTATAAGGGTAGAAAAGAGGCCGATCAGATGGCCGATACCATACTCCAGGCATTGACTTCAAGCGACCTTGATCTGGCCCCTAATTTTAGGGCTAGTTTTAATGGGCTTGATCTTTATGAGCTTATTATCGATATAGACGGAATAACTCGTCATGGCATATTAAGGATGAAATATCTTATTGAAGAAATTTAAAACAGGAGAAGGCTCGAATCGAGTATTTAACGAAAATGATTGTTGAAATAAATTATGTAGAAAGAGGCGGAATAAAAAAGATAAAGAGCCTTTTCTTGTTTTTTATAAATCGCTCCCTATGGGGAGAAAAATCTAAACGGAGGTAAAAAGTTATGGCAAAGGTAAAAGGAAAATCTGTTTATGTTTCGGTGTACATCACAGATCAGTATGTCAAAGTCGGAGGCCAGAAGGATGCTAGTATGGCGATTTCTCAGGACCCGCTTGAAACTACAGACAAAGACAGTGCAGGCTGGAAAGAGAAAGAGCTCGGGAATCGTGAAATGACCATTGATTTCGATGCTTTTCTGATTGAAGACAATGCAGGCTGGCTCGAACTCAAAAAGGGGCTGATTAATCTTGCCGGAGATCATCAGAAATGTAAATGCCAGATTGATACGGTCGCTTATAAATATTATGGCGATTTCGTTATGTCAGGCTTGAGCATGAGTGGTCCGAGTGAAGATATGGCAACCGTTTCTTTTTCGCTGATCTCTGACGGTGTTATCACCGAAGCAGCCAAGTAAGCAAAACATTAAACGGGAGGTAATAAAATGGCAGATTTAGTTGTAAAAAAGGTAGTTTTGACGGGACTCAATCCAAATGATCCGGTTTATGTGGCTTGCACCGGGGGAGGGGACGCCGTTCCTAATAGTGGATTTACATTCCTTCATGTTGTCAATGCGCATTCTGGAGCATGGGTAGTCACCGTCAATTCAGTAGCGCCGTGTAGCCAGGGCTTCGATCATGACGCAGTTGTTTCTGTTCCAGCAGGAGAAGAGCGGATGATTGGACCCTTTGATCGAGGAAGATTCAATGATGCTAGCGGGAAACTTGCGATTACTTATGATGGAGTGACGGCATTGACTATCGCCGCAATTGAGGTGAAACCATGAAAGATTTTATCCTTGATTTAGATAAGCCTCGTGAGCTTCGATTTGGATTTAAAGCTACTCGCACGATTCGTCAGAAATTCGGCGAGCGCAGCCTTGAGTCTTTGTTGAATATCAAGTGGGATGAAATTCCAGTATTGGTATGGGCCGGGTTAAAGTGGGATGATAAACAACTGACTGTTGAGCAAGTCGAAGACTTGCTAGATGCCGCGATTCCGGGAACATACACGATTCTAAAAGTTACCGAAATAGCTTTAGAAGCACTGGCAGAACACATGGGGATTGAATTAAAAAAAGCCAAGGCCGGCGAGACGGAGAAAAAGACAGAAGAGAAAAAACAAGCGACAGAAACGATCCCCTCTACGAAGAAGCAAAAAAAACAGCCCTGAGTATCGGGATCCCTCATTCCGAATTAGACGGGCTTACTCTCGCCGAACTAAACGAGCGGATCGTCGGCTTTAACGAGCGGGAAAACGAGACTAAGCGGTGGCATGCACAGCTTACCGCCCATATCTTATCTGCTTTAACTGGAAAGCGGATAAAGGCGCGAACCTTATTACCCGAAGCTTTCCCCGCACCGCCCGTCTATACGGAAGAGGAAAAACAACAAGAGCTTGATGAAATCAAGAAGGAGGTAGGGTTGAATTGACCGTAAAAAGCCTTCTAGTCAGAATCGGAACTGACATCGCAGCTATGGAAGCCGGCTTTAAGAAAGCAGATGCGCTTATTCAGAAAAATTCTGATAAATTCAAAACGGCCGGCAAAACCATGACTGTTGCCGGCGGAGCTATCTTGGGTGTAGTGACCGGCGTTGTAAAAGTATTTGCTGATTTTGATCAAGCGATGACAGAATCAACGGCAATTATGGGCGATGTGTCGGATACCATGAGAAACAAAATGGCAGAAGCCGCCAAGCAAATGTCTGAGGAATCTACGTTCGCAGCTAAAGAATTGGCACAATCTTATTTCTTTCTTGCCTCCGCTGGCCTGGATGCCGAGCAGTCAATTGCCGCACTTCCGGTTGTAACAAAATTTGCACAGGCGGGAGCGTTTGATCTTGCGCGAGCTACGGATTTATTAACAGATGCTCAGAGTGCGCTGGGGTTATCAAGCAAGAATGTAGCAGAGAATCAAGGAAACATGATTAGGATCTCAGATGTTTTGGTTGCGGCAAATACTCTGGCCAATGCGAGCGTTGCTCAATTCTCTGAGGCTCTTACAAACAGGGCTGGCCCTGCAATGCGCGCCTATGATATTGAATTAGAGGAAGGGGTTGCGGTTCTTGCGGCATTTGCCGATCAAGGAGTAAAGGGCAGTATGGCAGGGGAGCAATTTTCAATCGTCTTGCGTGATCTGCAAAAAGCGGCGATAGATAATAAAACAGCTTTTAAAAGAGCAGGAATTGCCGTTTTTGATGCTAATGGAAATTTAAATAATATGGGTGAAATTGTCGCACAGCTTGAGACTCGGTTAGGGGGCATGTCGGCAGAACAGAAGAAGGCCGAACTTGGCATGTTGGGATTTCAGGAAA